AAGTTAGTAAAGAGGAGCATTTTAAAAACTATGCTAAAGAAACAGACAAAAACAAAAAAATTGAGATGTTAAGACAAGCGTCTCAAGAAGGATGGATATAATACATATGCCTAACAATTTAGATATAGCGGAAATTAATTTCCCAACACATGACAATGACGGTGCCAAACTTATGGCGCCGTTATTAATTCAACGTGAGCTATGTGAGCGGTTTGGCGGCTGTACAGCGTATGACGGGAACGGCTCATGGGTTAATCCTAACGGTAAGTTATACAGCGAGCCTGTTAAAATAATAAAAGTTGCTTTTAAAGCTTCACAACGTAACATTAATATATTAAAACATATATGCTTTAAACATGGTAAACAAGCCAAACAAGAAGCGGTTTTTTATTCTGTTAATAACAAAGCGACAATTTTAGATACTAGGTTTTAGTAACACTGACGAGACTTTTATAGTCGAAACTGAGCGGCGCCTTACTTTGCCGCTTAGTCTGTTACATAAGTAACTACAAACAAACAAAGGATAATACAGTATGAAAAAACACTATCTAAGAACTACAAAAAACCTTTATAGCTGCACTGACAACGGTGTAACTGTTTATTACTCATACGTCACACCGGTTGCAATTAAAGACCCATTTGGCGTGTTACATGTGAGCGCTAATATATGGAGCTCTACAACTGGTAAACACTTAACATGGATTGACGGCGGGAGCGCTGAAGCCAAAAAACGTAGACTTGCACACGCTGACTTTAAAAAGTTAATGAATATCTACGGCGTAGAGCGTGAGTACTGGCTTAATTCAGGCTTTGTTAGACCTAAGACTGACACCGTGCCGGATATTATCAAGTTTGATGAGCAATTACCGGACAGTTTACAACTCTTAAAAATATAATAATAATAAACAAAGCGAAACAGCCCGCCATACGTGCGGGTTGTCTCATGGTTAAGCCATGACTGATGAGCTTTAGCTAGTAGACGGCGAACTTTTATCAGCAACCAAACAAACCAAAGGATGTTATGAATATATTATTAAAAATACTTTATGATTTTTTACATCAAAGAGTATTAGCTGACGAGCAAGTTTTTAGAAATAAAAGACTAGCCGTGAGAATGAAGTTAAACAACGGTTACAGCAAGGCGGGTCACTAATGCCTAATATCGTTGTATCTAACTTTATTAATGAGCGTTGGGTTGACCGGCTGTACCAAAATTTTAATAAGTCAGTATACTTGTTAAAACCTGATGGAACTGTTGACCCTTGCAAAGTAAAAAAGGTAAAATCAAAATACTATTTAACCAGTACGGGTAAATGGTTTAATAGTTCCGGCATGCGTATAGATGAGCCCACCGGTCTTGATAAACGAGCGGAGCTTAGCAAGTTTCACTCTGAGCTTGAGAAAGCTGAGATTGACGCTAAGTTTCAAAAACTAAAACAAACAATAAAAGGTAACTAAAATGTATATAAGTAAATATGATGTAATAGTAATTGGTGAAAAGTGGAATGATAAAAAAGAAAAGCATGAAAACGGTCATACATTAGTACGACTTAACAGTGATGATGGTATACTCTCTAAAAAATTTATACCTTTACTTAATGAGCTTCAAGAAGCACATGATGGGTGTGAAATTGAAGTAAGTGTCATTATGAAACAAAGAAATTACGAGTAACACTGATGAGCCTATTATGCGTGGTGAGTGAATACCACGTGGCGAAACTAGAGCCGGTACTAGCCGGCTTTAGTCTGTTACAATTTAACCAAACAAAGGAACTAACAACATGATTGAACTAATACTCGAACTACCGTTTGAAGGTCATGTATTAATACTAGGTACAATAATAGCCGGTATAATACATGCAATGAGTACACCTAAGAAGGAGCCTAGCATTAACCCGTTTGAACAAACAACACAACTAACTGATAAACAAATCAAAGCACTCGAGGAGCACAATGACAGATAAAGAACAAATACAACATCTAATAGATAAAAATAATAAGTTAGAAGCTGAGCTTATTGTCTTAAAAACTAAAGCAACAGGTTGGTTTGAGGATATAGCGGAGCTTCGTAATACATTAACTATACGCAATACTGAGCTTGCAAGTTATAAACAAACTAAAATAGATTGGGAGCTTAAAAAGAAAATCATATTGTTTTTACAAAAAACACAATCTGTTGAAGCGTATGATGCAATGACACCAAACCAAATAGCACACAGAGCGGCACAATTTATAGAGAATATACTTAACTCAAAATTGCCACCAAAGCTTGCTATTCCGCTTGAGTTACAAGTTACTACTAGGGAACCCGACTAAGGTTCCCATAGTAGATATTATAAACATAACCCACTGATAATTATAGGAGTTAGACATATGGCACGATTAATCGAGAGCATGCCTACTTACAAAGACGAGTTGGCACATGAAAAAGAGATGAAAAGTTTAGGTTCTAATAGAACTAATAAACGTTTACAATCTCACATAGAGAGAGAAGAAGAAAGTGTTACCAGTTACGGTAAAGTAATGGTAGCAAACACGATAAGACCTTTAGCAATGGCTATTGCTGAATGGACACAAGAACAATCTAAAAAGACAATAGGCAAACCTTCTATTGCCTTCTTAAAGATGTGTGAAGTAGAGCCTGAGATACTGGCGTTAATTACTGGTAAACACATCATAAATACAATCACACAACAAAAACCATTAACGGCAACGTGTATATCATTAGGTGGTAAAGTTGAGACTGAGATTAGTCTTAAAAACTTTAAACATCTAAACCCTGACTTATATCAAACTGTCAAACAAGACTTAGATAAGCGTAGTTTTAATTATACTTATAAACGTAGAAAACTAAGAGAGAGTGCTAAACGTGATGAGATAATGAAATGGGAAGAGTGGACAACACCTGTTAAATTACACGTAGGACTTCGATTAGTTGAGCTTATGATTTATTCTACAGGCATGATTGAAATAGGCACTGAGACTGTTAAACATAAAAAAGCAAAAGTAATAAAACAAACTGATAAAACTAGAGAATGGATTAAAAGTAGAAATAGTTTTAATGAATTACTTAATCCTGAGTATTTGCCGACTGTCATGGCTCCAAAATTATGGACGTCAGTAGTTGGTGGCGGTTATTGGACAAAAGAGTTACCTGAACTTGAGCTTGTTAAACAAAAAAACAAGAAATACAAAAAGGAACTTGAAAACTTTGACATGCCTGAAGTGTATGATGCTGTCAATACAATGCAAGCAACACCATTTAAGATTAATAATTTTATCTTAAAAATTATGCAAGAAGCGTGGGACAAAGGATTAGCTGTTGGTGGTTTACCACCTAGTACTAATTATGATATTCCAAACAAACCGCATGACATTGAAACTAATGTTGACAGTAGAAGAGAATGGAAGAAGAGAGCTGTAATGGCTCACACTGAAAATGCTAGAATGTTTTCTAAACGTTTGTTGTATGCTAAAATTATACATCTTGCACAAAAGTTTAAAGATTATGAAACTATGTATTTTCCATTGCAATTAGATTTTAGAGGTAGAGCGTATGCAGTGCCTGCGTTTCTTAACTATCAATCTATTGGTGGTGCTAAAGCTTTATTATCTTTTTCACATGGCAAACCAATCACAAAAGAAAACAAAGGTGATTATTGGTTGGCTATACATGGTGCTAATCAATACGGTGAAGATAAAATATCTTTTGCTGACCGTGTTAAATGGATTAAAGATAATGAAAGTTGGATTATTGATTGTGGTACTGACCCAATGTTACATAGACAATGGGAAAAGGCATCTAATCCGTTTCAATTCTTATCATTTTGTGATGAGTGGAAACGATTTAAAGAACAAGGATATGGATTTGTCTCAAGTATTCCTGTAAACGTAGATGGTTCTTGTAACGGTCTACAAATTTATTCTTTAATGTTAAGAGACGAAAAAGCAGGTAAGCTTGTTAATTGTTTACCTAGTAAAACACCGCAAGACATTTATCAATTAGTAGCAGATGCTGTTAATGATAAATTAAAACTTGATGCAAAAGAAAACAAACCTTTTGCTCAGTTGTGGTTAGACTACGGAGTTAAGCGTTCAACTACTAAAAGAAGTATTATGACTATCTGTTATGGTTCAACTAGATATTCATGTACTGACTTTGTAATTGAAGACTTAACAAAACGTAAAGACAAAGGAGAAAACCATCCATTTACAGATGAGATATTTAAACCGGCTAGTTATTTAGCAAGTGTCATATGGGACAGTATCGGTGATAATTTGAAGTCTGCTAGAATTGGTATGGATTATCTACAAACAATCGCACGTATAGTTGCGAAACAACAACTACCAGTGCACTGGGTTACGCCTGTTGGCTTTCCAGTGTATCAGTCATATCCTGAGATGAAGTCTAAAAGAGTTAAGGCTATGTTGATGGGTGAAGTTATTAAGCCTCGTATAAATACTGAGACTGACCTAACTGACAAATTACGAATGGGTAACGGAGTAGCACCTAACGTAGTTCACTCGGTAGATAGTGCCGCTATGATGAGTACAGTTAATATTGCATACAAAAATGGTATCACTAATTTCTGTAATGTACATGATAGTTTTGGTACAACAGCAGGTGATGTTGAAACACTTAATAAATCTATTAGAGAAGCATTTATTAAAATGTTTACTGAACATGATATTCTTAATAATTTTAGAAATGATGTTCTTAAACAACTACCTGAAGAGCTACACGATAAATTACCTGAAGTTCCCGCCAAAGGTGATTTAGATATTCAACAACTGCGGGACAGTGAGTTCTTTTTTGCGTAGCATTAAAGTACCCATAGTAGAATGGAGAAACACATATGAAAAATAATTATGTTAAGATTGTAAGTCCTGAAGGCGTGTCACAGTATGCATGGTTGACAAAACCAGATACTAAGTTTGACAAAGATGGACATTACAAAGTAAATCTTGTAGTGCCTACTGACAAGGCTTCTTCATTGATTAAACAGATTGATGAAGAAATTAAAAAGAGCGTAGAGATTGCCAAAGAAAAAAATAAAGGCAAGGCTGTAAAACAAGCAAACGCTCCGTATGAAGAAGAGCTTGATAGTGAAGGTAAGCCTACTGGCAATACTATTTTCAAGTTCAAAAGAAAAGCACAAATAATATCTGCTGATGGTAAAGTCATTCCATTTAAAGTAGCATTATTTGATAGCTCCGGTAAACCTTTAGTTGATGCTAACGTTTGGTCTGGAAGTGAGATGAAAGTTAGTGCAGAGTTAGTACACTGGTTCACTGCAATGGCAGGTGCAGGCGTAAGTCTGAGATTAAGAGCAGTACAAATAACTAAGCTAGTTGAAGGTGGTGCCGGCAATGCTGAAGGCTACGGATTTGATAAAGTAGAAGGTGGCTATACAGCAACAGAAAGTGTGAACAATGTGGTACAAGAAGAAACCGCAGAAGCTGACTTCTAATCAAGTTGGTTTAAAGTATGGGTTTAGGTCAGGCTTAGAAGAAGCAATTGCTTCTGAGCTTGACACTAAAAAGATTGAGTACAAGTTTGAAGAAACTAAACTTAATTATACTAAACCCCAAAAAGTTCACACTTATACCCCTGACTTTTATCTAACTGGGTCTGACATTTACATTGAAACTAAAGGTTACTTTACTTCTCAAGACCGTCAGAAAATGCGTCTTATAAAAGAACAGCATCCTCAGTTAGATATTAGATTTATATTTTCTAATTCAAAAACAAGAATAAGTAAAAAATCAAAAACAACATATGGCATGTGGTGTGATAAGTATGGATTTAAATACGCAGACAAACATGTTCCAACGGAGTGGTTATGAGTAACATAAGAAAAGAAACAAAGTACATTGTTGTTCACTCAAGTAATACAAATCCAAAACAAAATTTAGATGTTAAAGATTTAGACAAGCAACATAGAAAAGAGGGTTTATTCTCATGTGCGTTTCATAAGATAATCAAAAGAGACGGTTCTATTCAGGATGGTCGTGATATTATGATAGCAGGCGCACACATTGAAACAGATGTTAACTTGTCTAATAAAAATTCTATCGGCATTTGTCTAATTGGCGGACAACATGTTGATGGACAGCCTGATTGTAATTTTACTTTCAAACAATACGAGAGTTTAGTTAAGCTCGTAGATGTTTTAAAAGACAGTTATGGTGAGGTTGAAATTGTTGGTCATAGAGATATGACTGGCTCCTCATGTCCGCAGTTTGATGTAAAAGAATTGCTGACATAGTTTGTTTGTGCCTACTGGGTAGAAATATCCAGTAGGTTTTTATTAACCCAAATATTAAGGCAAAAAATTTTATGGAAAATACTGATAGTACGTTTTTATATCATTCAGCATGTGATGAGTGTGGCTCTTCAGATGCTAATTCGGTATATGATGATGGACATACTTATTGTTTTTCATGCAACACACACAAACAAGGAGAAAAAGAAATGCAAACAAACGTAAAAGAAAAATGTAAAGACTTTATTACAGGTACTGTATCTGCTTTAAGCAAAAGAAACATTGACTTTGATACAGCACAAAAATTTAATTATCAAACAGGTGCATGGTTTGGAAGACCATGTCAAATTGCAAACTACTATGATAAAGACAAACAATTAGTAGCACAAAAATTAAGATACCCTGATAAAACATTTCAGTGGTTAGGTGACGCAAAGAAAGCAACACTATTTGGACAGCATCTCTGGAGAGAAGGTGGAAGAATGTGTATTGTTACAGAAGGTGAACTAGATGCCTTATCAATTTCTAGAACTAATCAAAATAAATTTCCCGTAGTAAGTATTAAGACAGGTGCACAAGGCGCTAAAAAAGATATACAAAAAGAACTCGAATGGTTAGAAAAATTTGAGAGTGTGGTGCTTTGTTTTGACCAAGATGAGCACGGAGAAAAAGCGGCTATTGAGTGTGCAAAATTATTCACACCAAACAAAGCTAAGATTTGTACAATGCCATTAAAAGATGCAAACGAAATGTTACTTGCAAACAAAGTAAGAGAATTAACTGATTGCATATGGTCAAGTAAACCATACAGACCAGATGGTATTGTAGTTGGTAAAGACTTATGGACTGAAATACAAAAAGAAGATAATTATGTAACAGTTCCATATCCATTTGAATGTTTAAATATTAAAACACATGGACTACGTAAAGGTGAGCTTGTTACTATCACTGCCGGAAGTGGTGTTGGTAAGTCTAGTTTCTGTAGACATGTAGCATTAAACTTATTAAAAAATAATTACACCGTAGGTTACATTGCATTAGAAGAAAGTATTAAACGTAGTGCACTTGGTATCATGGGTGTTGAATTACAAAAACCATTACACTTAACAAGAGAGGGTATCAGTGAAGAAGACTTACTTAAGACGTTTAACAATACTGTGGGCAGTGGCAACTTTTATCTTTATAATCATTTTGGCTCAACAATTGCAGATAACTTGCTCTCTAAAATAAGATACATGGCTAAAGCTTGTAATGTAGATTATGTAATACTTGACCATTTACACATGGCATTGTCTGCATTAGGAGATGCAAATACAAATGATGAACGTAAACTTATAGATTATTTTGTTTCTAAACTTAGAACGTTAGTAGAAGAAACTGGTATTGGTTTAATATTAGTCTCACATTTATCACGAACTAAAGATGGTAACAAAGGATATGAAGATGGTGTGCAAGTATCTATGAATAGTCTTAGAGGCAGTCAAAGTATTGCTCAGTTAAGTGACATGGTGTTAGCCTTGTCCAGAGACTTACAGGCTGAAGATAATATTGCACAAGTAAATGTTTTAAAAAATAGATTTAGCGGTGAAACCGGCAAAGCTTGTAGTTTAAGATATGATTTAGACACTGGTTGTTTAACTGAAGTACAAGCGGAGACGGTTAATGACTTCTAAACTTAAGACTAGAAAAATGAAAACGATTGCTACAAAAGATACTATATCATGGACGTTCTATGTTTTGTCTGCTGTTAAAAAAGCAAAACAAAGTTCAACACCTGTAATTTTAGATGTAGGAAAAGAAAGTTCTGCTTCTTTATTACAAGATGCGTTGATGGCGTTGGCTATGAATGGCGAAGATGCGGCATGGAACGTTGATATTAAACTACACAAACACATACATTAATTATGAAACTACCTAAAATAACTAAGAAGACACTAGACGCTAAATTTATTTTATGCCACTGGCTTGATATAAATTCAGACGCTTCGTGGATGTCATTAGAAAAAGCAAAAGTAAGTACACCAACTATTTGTGTGAGTACTGGTTGGTTAATAAGACAAGATAAGAATGTTCACATTTTGTGTGCTGATATTAATTTTGAAGATGATGGTACATTAGGTGACGTTGGTAACGTAACTGTTATACCAACTATTAATGTAATTAAAAAGAAAGTATTAAAATTATGAGATACGTATTTGATATAGAGACAGATGGATTTTTTGATGTTTGTACTAAAATACATTGCTTAGTACTAAAAGATGTAGACACTAATAAGTTTTTATCTTTGTCAGTAGATGAGGCATTAGATAAGTTATCTAAAGCAAAAGAAATTATAGGACATAATATAATTAAATTTGATTTACCTGTTATAAAAAAATTATATCCCACGTTTAAAACTGAGGCAAAAATTTTTGACACACTTGTAGCAACAAGATTGTTATTTCCAGATGTAAAAGAAAAAGACTTTCAACGTAAAGATTTTCCAAAAGATTGTATTGGTAGACACAGTTTAAAAGCTTGGGGAAATAGAATAGGAAACTACAAAGCACAGTTTGATACTGACTGGCAAACTTTTACACCTGAAATGTTAGAGTATTGTAAACAAGATGTTGAAGTAACTTATAATCTTCACAAAATGATACATGAAGATATGAAATACTCACAACAAGCTATGGATTTAGAGCATGATGTAGCACAATTAATTTACAATCAAGAAACATATGGTTTTAGTTTTGATACTGAGAAAGCTAAAAAACTTTATTCTGAATTAAACGGTAGAAGAATGGAAATAGAATATAAACTTCAAGTAATGTTTCCACCTGAAAAAGAACACATACCTTTTATACCTAAAGTAAATAACAAAGCTAGAGGATATGTTAAAGGTGAAGTGTTTTATAAAGAAAAAACTATTGTCTTTAATCCATCTAGCAGACAACACATAGCAGATAGATTAGCTAAGATACATGGTTGGAAACCTAAAATTTATACTGATGATGGTAAACCTAAATTAGATGAAACTATTTTAGAAAGCTTACCATATCCTGAAGCTCAAATATTATGTGAGCATTTTCTATTAGACAAAAGAATAGGACAGTTAGCAACAGGTGCACAAGCTTGGTTAAAACATGAGAAGAATAATAAAATACATGGTACGTGTAATACTAATTCTACCGTAACAGCACGTGCAACACACTCGTTTCCTAATATGGCACAAATTCCTAGTGTAGGTGTGCCTTATGGTAAAGAATGTAGAGCGTTATTTACAGTTCCAACTAATAAAAAACTTGTAGGCATTGATGTCTCAGGTTTAGAAGTGAGGATGTTGGCTCACTACATGGCTAAGTACGATAACGGCAACTATGCTAAAGTTGTTTTAGAAGGTGACATACACACTGAAACAAAAACATTAGCAGGGTTAGATAGCAGAGACTTAGCCAAGCGTTTTTACTACTGCTTTCTTTATGGTGGTGGTGTAAAAAAGATTGCATCAGTTACAAACAAAACTGTAGCAGAAGCATCTAAGATAAAAAAACGTTTCTTAAATAATTTACCTGCATTAAATAAATTAATTGAGAACGTACAACAAGCGGCTGAACGTGGTTACTTACTAGGTCTTGATAAAAGAAAAGTTAAAGTACGTTCAAGTCATGCCGCACTCAATACACTTTTACAAAGTTCCGGAGCCTTAGTTTGTAAACAATGGTTAGTAGAGTTTGATAAAGTAATTAAGAATATACCGGAAGCACATCAAGTTGTATGGGTACATGATGAAATACAAGTAGAATGTCTTGAAAAAGACGCTGAGCAAGTAGGGCAATTAGCCGTAAAAGCAATCGAAGACACTGGTAAGTATTTTAATTTAAGACTTCCTCTCACTGGTGAATACAAGATAGGAGACAACTGGAGTGAAACACACTAAAGCACAACCGCACTTTGATAAAGATTTAAAGTTCGGACAACAATACGAGAATGAATTTCAAGAAGCAGTAGAAGGTAAGATAGAATGTAAGACTGATAGACTGTGTCAAAAAACAGGTAACGTTTATATTGAAACAGAAAGTAGAGGTAAACCTTCTGGAATTAATACAACACAGTCAAGAAATTATGCTATCTGTTTATGGACACAAGAGAGAACAGACCAAGTATGGGTTTTAATACCTACTGCACATCTTAAAAAACTTATGGTTAAGTACCCTATTAAGAAGGGTGGTGACAACTGGACAAGTAAGGGACACATAATTCCAAAAGAAGATTTATTAACATTTGATATATAGGAGAAACATGAAACTAAAAAGAGTACTTTTAATTGATGGTGATATTTTATTATATAAGATAGCACTTAACAACGAAGTAGAAACAGACTGGGGTGATGGTTTATGGACACTACACTGTGATGAAACTTTGTGTAAAGCTGACGTAGATGCAGTTATAGATGACTTAGGTTCTAACTTACAAGCTGATGACTATGTTATTGCATTAACAGACAGCAACAATTTTAGAAAAGATGTCTTACCTTCGTACAAAAGTAATAGAAAAGACAAACGTAAACCATTAACATTAAAAGCTTTACGAGAATATGTCATAGAAAAACATAACGGAGTTGTGTGGAAGAACTTAGAAGCAGATGATGTTATGGGTATTATGGCTACAGAGCCTACAGATGAAGAGCGTATTGTTGTTAGTATAGACAAGGACTTACGAACAGTACCTTGTAAACTATCACAAGATGCTATGACTGTAGAACAAATACCTCACAGAATGGCTGACTATTGGTTTATGATACAAACTTTGACTGGTGATAAAGTTGATGGTTATGATGGCATAGAAGGTGTCGGAATTAAGACTGCTGAGAAACTCATTAAAAAGTATACTAACGTTCCCCTTTTAGACCTATGGCAAATAGTTAAAAAGATTTACGTAGATAAAGGGTATACTGAAGCTGAAGCTCTACAACAAGCTAGAGTTGCACGTATACTAAGACATGGTGATTACAATAAAAAAACAGGAGAAGTAAAATTATGGACAATATAAAAAAACCGTTACACTATAATAAAGGTGGTATAGAACCTATAGATTATATCGTACAAAATAACCTTACGTACTGTGAGGGCAACGTTGTGAAGTATATTTCTAGGTGGAGATACAAGGGACATGGTATTGAAGACTTAAAGAAAGCTAAACAATACATTGATTTTATTATAGAAAAAGAAGGACAACCAAAAGTAACGGAAACAAAAGAATGATAGATTACGAAAGAGATAATTTACTTACTGATTTTGGTAAGACAACATTAAAAGATAGGTATTTATTACCAGAAGAAACATCACCTCAAGAAGGATTTATGAGAGCGGCAAAAGCTTTTTCTGATAATGATGAAATGGCACAGCGTATATATGATTATGCATCTAAACTTTGGTTTATGTTTTCTACGCCTGTTTTGTCTAATGCCGGTAGTAAAAGAGGTATGCCTATTTCATGTTTCTTAAATTATGTAGGTGATAGTAGAGAAGGATTAACAGGACACTACACAGAGAACGCATGGCTTGCTTCTGTGGGTGGTGGTATCGGTGGCTACTGGGGACATGTAAGAAGTGATGGTACACAGACTTCAGGTGGTTCACAGTCTTCTGGTTCAATACCTTTTTTACACGTAGTTGATAGTGAGATACTTGCTTTCTCTCAAGGTAAAACAAGACGTGGTAGTTATGCGGCATACATGGATATATCACATCCTGAGATAATAGAATTTTTAGAAATGAGAAAACCTAGCGGTGGTGATGTACACAGAAAATGTCTTAACCTACATCATGGTATAAATATATCTGATGAGTTTATGCGTTTAATTGACAACTGTATTAAAGAACCAACGTTTGATGATAGTTGGAATTTAATTGACCCGCACACTAAAAAAATAGTACGGACTGTTTCAGCTAGAGATTTGTGGTTAAAAATATTAGAGACAAGAGTTGCTACTGGTGAGCCTTATGTTTCATTTATTGATACAGTAAATGATGCATTGCCTGAGACACAGAAAAAACTAGGATTAAAAGTAAATCATTCTAATCTATGTACAGAAATAACATTAGCTACTGATGAAAATAGAACAGCAGTCTGTTGTTTGTCTTCTGTAAATATAGAAAAGTATGATGAATGGAAGAACAATAGTTTATTTATACCTGACTTAATTAGATTTTTAGATAATGTATTACAATACTTTATTGACAAAGCACCTGATGAATTGTTTAGAGCAAAGTTTAGTGCAAACAATGAAAGAAGTATTGGCTTAGGTGCTATGGGTTTCCATGCATATTTACAATCAAGAGGTATAGCTTTTGAAGGTGTGCTTGCTAAATCATTAAACATGAAAATATTTAAAAGTATTAAAGAACAAGCTGTAGAAGAAAGTAAAAGACTAGCAGTTAAAAGAGGTGAGGCTCCAGACATGGAAGGTACAGGTATGCGTAATGCACACTTGTTAGCTGTAGCGCCAAACGCATCATCATCTATTATTTGTGGTACTACATCACCATCAATAGAACCATACAGAGCAAACGCTTATGTACAAAAAACAATGTCAGGTTCATTCTTAGTTAAAAATAAATACTTAGAAAAATTATTAGATAAAAAAGGTATTAACACTGAAGAAACGTGGACTTCTATTTTAGCAAACAGAGGTTCAGTATTACATTTAGATGAATTATCTGATAATGAAAAAGATATATTTAAAACAGCAATAGAAATTAATCAGCAATGGATAATTGAACATGCGGCAGACAGACAACAACATATTTGTCAAGGACAATCAGTTAATGTATTTGTACCTGCTGATGTAAACATAAAAGAATTACATGATATACATATGTTAGCTTGGAAGAAAAAGTTAAAGACTTTGTATTACTGTCGTTCAGAAGCAATTAAAAGAGCTGAGTTAGTATCTAAAAAAGTAGAAAGAACAATTATACCTGAAGCTGATTGTTTAGCATGTGAGGGATAATGACAGACAGTAGTTTATTTGATGGTGTTAATTATAAACCATTAAAAAAGAAAAAGAGAAAACAAAAAAAGAAACAAAAACAATCTGTACTATGGACTGTATATCATACAATCCTAGCAGTAGAGTTGTTAATAATAATTATAATAGAAGGAATAGAATTATATGTCAGACAATTATAAAATACGAGACGGAAAACATATACCTACTCCTAAGTTTAAAGAGAACTGGGATAGTATATTTGGTAAAGACAAAACTAAAGAAGAGTTACCAAAAGAAGAAGAAGATTACATTAAGGAGTTAGAAAAAAAAATATGAGTTTATTTGACAAACGAACTTACTACAAACCATTTGATTATGGGTGGGCTTTTGAAGCTTATGACATGCAACAAAAAATGCATTGGCTTCCTAGCGAGGTGCCATTACACGAAGACGTTAGAGATTGGAATGAAAGATTAACACCAGAAGAAAAAAATCTTATTGGACAAATCTTAAAATTCTTTACACAAGGTGATGTAGATATAGCACAAGCTTATCTGGATAAATATATTCCTAAGTTTAAAGCACCTGAAGTTAGAATGATGTTGTCTTCTATAGCAACAAGTGAAGCTAATCATGCACATAGTTATTCATTATTAAATGATACTATTGGTTTACCTGATAAAGAATACAAAGCATTTCAAGAATACAAAGAAATGGCTAATAAACATGAATATTTATTTACTTCTAAAGGCAAAGGTTTAGAAGGAATGGCTAGAGAGATAGCTTGTTTTTCTGCATTTGGTGAAGGCTTACAACTGTTTGCATCATTTGTTATGCTTCTTAACTTCCAAAGATATGGACGTATGAAGGGCATGTGTCAAATCGTAACTTGGTCTATTAGAGATGAGACACACCATGTTGAAAGCATGATTAAATTGTTTCATCAGTTGATAAAAGAAAACCCAAATATTTGGACAGAAAAATTTAAAGCAAGTATCTATCAAACATGTAGAGACATGGTAGACTTAGAAGATAAGTTTATTGATTTAGCATTTACAATGGGTGGTATCAGAGGATTAAAAGCAGAAGAAGTTAAACAATATATTAGATACATTGCTGACAGAAGACTGTTACAATTGTCTTTAAAACCTAATTATGGTGTAAAAGATAACCCATTAGGTTGGTTAGATTGGGTGTTAAATGGTGTAGAACATGCTAATTTCTTTGAGAATAGAGCTACAGAATATAACAAAGGTACAATAACAGGAAACTTGTGGGACTAAAGTGCCCTTTTTAGAAGAAAACAATATGATTGACCAAGAAGATTTAGTTTTACCTGCAACAGTAGATGAGTTAGTTAAACTTTTAAACAAAGTTTATCCTGAAAAGTCTCCTGTTTTAACAGATAATCCTAATAAAATATACTTTGAAGCAGGTCAACGTGATGTTGTTAAGTTTATTAATATGTTAAAAGAGAGGACAGAGAAGTAATTATGTGTATGTCACAGCCAAAAGCACCTGAAATTGTGCAAGCTCCTGCACCTATACCGTCAGCGCCTATTGAAGAAGATAAAGCGCCAACAGTAGAAACAGCAGTAGACGCCGATACAGATTTAGAATTAAAGAAGAAAAAGAAAGTTGGAACTACAGCTTTACAAACATCTTCTGGTCTAAACATACCTACTACATCAGGTTTAAATATAACTTAATATTATGCAATATAATAATATGTTACAACAAAGCGCTAAAGAGCGATACGAAACTTTAAAACAACACAGAGAACACTTCTTAGATAGAGGACAAGAATGTAGTGAATTAACTATACCTTCTCTTTTACCACCAGATGGATTTCATTCTTCTACAGATTTATATAATCCATTTCAATCAGTAGGCGCAAGAGGCGTTAACAACTTAGCAAGTAAACTTCTTTTACTTTTGCTTCCACCCAATTCCCCATTTTTTAGATTATCAATAGCAGGAGATGCTAAGAAAGATTTAGACCAACAAAAAGAAATTAAGTCTGAAGTAGAAAAATCTTTAGCAACCATTGAAAGAGAAGTATCAAGTAAAATAGAACAACTTGCTCTAAGAGTTAGTGTGTTCGAAGCACTTAAACATCTTATAGTTGCCGGCAATGTATTAACTTATCTTCCTAAAAAAGGAACTATGAGAGTATTTCCTTTAACAAATTTTGTATGTAAAAGAGATGCTTCAGGAAACATTATTGAAATAGTAATAGAAGAAACTATTCATCCAACATATTTAGATGGCGATACATTAGATAGAATTTCACAATTTGAAGATTACAAACCAGATGAAGAGTGTGATTTATACACACATATTTATAAATTAAATGATAAAGAATTTTACACTTGCCAAGAAGTAAAAGGAATTAAAATAGAAAGTTCTCAAGGAACTTATCCAATTGATAGTCTACCATACCAAGCATTAAGAATGGTAAGAGTTGATAATGAAGATTATGGTAGAGGATATGTAGAAGAATTTTTAGGTGATTTAAAATCATTAGAAGGATTATCACAAGCGCTTGTAGAAAGTGCGGCGGCATCTTCTAAAGTAGTATTTATGGTGAGACCTAACTCTGTTACTAGAAAAAAAGATTTAGCTAATACTAGAAATGGTGATATTATTACTGGTAGTGCAGATGATGTAGCTGTGTTACAAGCACAAAAACAATATGATTTACAAGTAGTAGAAAGAAGTATTACTAAACTAGAAGAAAGATTATCTTATGCGTTCTTATTAAATACAGCAATACAAAGAGATGCTGAAAGAGTAACAGCACAAGAAATTAGATACATGGCACAACAATTAGAAACTGCTATGGGTGGTATATATTCATTACTATCACAAGAGTTTCAATTACCTTTAGTGACCATATTAATGAAACGAATGTCTCAAGCAAATGAGATACCATCATTACCTAAAAACTCTGTTAAGCCTACAATTATTACAGGTGTAGAAGCTTTAGGTAGAGGTAATGACTTACAAAAATTAAGAGAATTTGTTGCTGAGATTGCAAACTTAGCACAAGTAAATCCTGCTATAGTACAAAGTATAAATACTCAGGATTTAATAAAACGTATTGCTACCGGTTTAGGTATTGATACAGAAGGTCTTGTGAAGTCTGACGAAGAACTAGCACAAGAGCAAGCCGCTCAAGAAGATGCTATGCAAAATCAACAGATGATGCAGTTAGCAGAGAAGGCTGTAGCACCCGCAGTACAAGGTGCTATGAAACAACAGCAAGAAGGATAATTAAATGGTAGACACAGTAGAAATAAAAACAGAAGAAACTGGTATAGAAAAACCAGAAGAACAAACAAACGAGACACAGTCAACACAAAGTAAACCTGAAGGCTTACCTGATAAATTCAATTCAGTTGAAGAATTAGCAAAGTCATATCAGGAATTAGAAAAGAAACTTGGTGGGCAATCTCAAGAAAAACCAGAAGTAGACCCTGTTGCCAAAGCAGAACCTAAATCTACTAATGATTTAGAAATAGCTGAGAAAGCGGTTACTAATGCAGGTTTAGATATGTCATCTTTACAAGCAGAGTATGCTGAAAAAGGTGAGTTAGATGTTAAGTCTTACGAAGCATTAGAAAAAGCAGGTATTTCAAAAGAGTATGTAGATAGTTATATTGCCGGTCAAGAAGCTATTGCAAAAACACAAGCAGATGAAATTAAATCAACTGTTGGTGGTGATGAAACATATCAAGAAATGGTTGACTGGGCTTCTAAAAATATGACTGATGGTGAAAAAACTGCTTATAACAAAGCTGTAAATAGTGGAGACATGGACACAGTTAAGTTAGCAGTCAATGCACTTAAAGGTCAATTTGAAAGAGCTAATGGAATTGAGCCTAAACTTGTAGAAGGTAAAGCATCACCTAGTCAAGAACAAGGTTTTGCATCATGGGCTCAAGTAACAGAGGCTATGGCTGACCCTAGATATGCAAAAGATATAGCATATCAAAATGAAGTTAAAACTAAACTAGCAAACTCAAACCTATAGGAGAAATAATATGTACGGAAAAGGAAAATCAAAAGGCAAGAAAATGCTAAAAGGTGGACAAAAAAGATTACCTTCAGCATTACAGAAAAAAATAATGAAGGCTAAGAAGAAAAAGTAATATGGCTAAACGAGGTCTTTATGCCAACATCCACGCTAAGCGTAAACGTATAGCGGCGGGTTCTGGCGAAAAAATGCGTAAGGTTGGAGCAAAAGGCGCACCAACAAAAAAACAATTTAAACGAGCGGCAAAGACAGCTAAGAAAAAGTAATGCCGGCTAAACGTTATCAGTCTCCTTCTGGTGGTTTAAATGCCGCCGGAAGAAGATATTTTAAAAGAAAAACTGGTGCTAATTTAAAAGCTCCAGTTACAGGAAAAGTAAAAAGAGGTTCTAAAGCGGCAAAGCGTAGAGCCAGTTTCTGTGCACGTATGTCTGGAGTAAAAGGAGCCATGAAAAAACCTAATGGGCAACCTACAAGAAAAGCTCTAGCATTGCGTAAATGGAAGTGTAGATAGTTGTGCACGCTTTTTAGCGGGCAACTTGCCAACACATATTTAATAAAGTGTAATAACTTGACCACCTGCGGGTGACAATCTTGAATGTGAAACTGAAACATATGTAGAGGCTTTTATAAATAAACGTCATAACAAAGGAGAACACTATGGCAAATGCAAGTCCAGTATCAGTTGGAAGAGTAAATGCAGGTGGTTCGGAAGACGCTCTGTTTCTGAAAGTTTTTGCGGGAGAAGTACTTACTTCTTTTGATAGAGCTTCAGTAACTCAAGGTGCAGAAATGGTTAGAAGTATTTCTAACGGTAAATCTGCAACTTTCCCAGTAATGGGTAGAGTGGATGCTTCGTACCATACAGCAGGTGCTGAAATAACTGGTTCAGATGTAAACCACAACGAGAAAGTTATTACAATTAATGACCTTCTTTTATCTTCAGTATTCTTATCGAATATCGAAGAAGCAAAAAACCATTGGGATGTAAGAAGCGCTTACTCTTCAGAAATTGGTAGAGCTTTAGCTTTCCAAAAAGATAAGCATATCTTACAAACTATTGGTCAAGCGGCACAAGCTTCTGCAAACGTATCTGACAGTGGATACGGAGCAGGAACTGTTCTTACAAACACTAACATTGCTTCAGCAACAGCTTCGACTGCGGCTAACGCTATGATAGACAGTTTGTTTGATGCGGCTAAACAAATGGATGCTAACTACGTTCCAAAAGAAGGTAGAAAAGCTTTCATTAGATTAGAAGAGTACTACAAATTAGCAAACGGTACTAACGTAACTAACGTTGACTTTTCAGGTCAAGGTTCAATTGCGGAAGGTAACGTTGTTAAAGTAGCAGGTATTGAATTAATACCTACTGCACACTTTGTAGCTTCTAACGTAACTGCGGCTCCGGATGCCGGTTCAGCAACTGCGGGTGGTTCAAACCCTCAAGCTGTTGATTTATCAAACTACGTATGTTTGGTATCACATCCGTCTGCATGCGGAACTGTAAAACTAATGGATTTAGCTGTTGAAAGCGAATATGATATTAGAAGACAGGGTACGCTAATGGTAGCTAAGTACGCTATGGGTCATGGAGTATTAAGACCTGAAGCGGCTGTCGGAATTAAAGAAGCTTAATAGCTTAACTTTAATACTTATAGTGGCGGTAGAGGGAGACTGAAGCCGCCGCTATACTAACTAATAGGATATTATGACAACACAGATTACACCAACTACTGAGCTTCAAGCAATTAATATAATGCTGTCCGTTATCGGAGAAGCTCCCGTAAACTCAATTACAGGCACTACATCAGTTGATGTAAGTACAGCAAAAAATCTTTTAGATGAAACTTCTATGTCTGTCCAATCTCAAGGATGGCATTTCAACACACAAGAAAATTATAAAAATTTGGCATTAGACCAAAATAATAAAATTCCCCTACCTTCAAATTGCGTTAAAGTTGACGCTAGTAAAAACTTCAGATACATAAACATAACATTAAGAAACGGTTTTCTATATGATTTAGAAAAACATACAGATGTATTTACAACAGTACCTGAAGTAGATTTAGTTTTAGTACAACAGTTTGAACAATTACCAGAATATGCTAGACAGTATATTACACAAAAAGCTTCAAGAAGATTTGCGTCAAGATTTCTTGGTGATAATCAAATTGTACAATTAATTGGACAAGATGAAAATGAAGCATTAATGGCATTTCATCAAGCAGACAGTCAAGCAACTGATGTTAACATGTTAGAAGGTGACAGTAATACTTATTCAATAATTAATAGACCAACTAGAAGGACTTATTAATGGGTGGAGTAGTATCTCAGAGTATTCCTAATTTTCTGAATGGTATCTCACAACAAACACCAACACAGAGAGGTATCAATCAAGCAGAAGAACAGGTAAATTTACAAAACAATATTGTAGATGGTTTATCTAAAAGACCTGCTTTTGAATACATAGACACTATAGATGCTACTAACGTATATCCAAACACAGTAAAATTTTGGTCTATACAAAGAGATAAAGAAAATCAATTTGTTGTAATTCTTTATAATGGTGGTGTAAAAGTTTATGATTTAGATGGTAATGAAAAAACAGTTACAGTTGCAAGTGGGTCTAGTTATCTAACTACAACTAATCCAAAAGCAGATTTTAAATTAGTTAATATTGCTGATTATACTTTTATTGCAAATAAATCTAAAACAGTATTAGCAGATACAACATTAAGTACAGCAAAAATAGAAGAGTTTTATATTAATGTTGTAACATCTAATTATGGTCGAGAGTACGCTGTAACAGTAAGACACCCTAATATGTCTTATGATGTTAAAGCTTCTTTACAAATGCCTTCAGGTTCTAATTTGAACCATGATGCAGTATTTAGAGATACTGCTCACATTGCAGATATTTTATTTAGAGGTACATCTAGTACACATTTTGATAGTGCGTCTGATGCTAGCTTTAAATTAACTAGAGAAGACACAGGAGCAACTTTAAGTACAACTCAAGGATTAGGCACATCTAGTGAAGTAACAAATTATTTTACTATGTCTCAATATCCGGGAGTTATCAGAGGTATTTCAACAGATGGTAATAGTAATTACACCGTGTTAACTGCTGATGGTTCAGGTAATACAGGTATGTATTCTATAAGAGATGAAATATCTGACTTTACAAAATTACCTTATCATGCAAGTACAGACAGTATTATAAAAGTTACAGGTGATGAAGGAGATACTTTATCTGATTATTATGTTAAGTTTGAAACAGATGGTGTTTGGAAAGAAACAATAGGTCAAGGTGTTAGTCTTGGTTTAGATAATTCTACAATGCCACACGCATTGATTAATAATAATGATGGTACATTTACATTTCAAGAAATAGACTATGATGATAGAAATGCAGGTGATGGTATTACAAACTCTAATCCAAGTTTTGTAGGAAACAAAATTAATAATTTATTATTTTTTAAAAATAGATTAGGTATACTAGCAAGAGATAATTTAATATTATCTGAAAATGCAGGATTTTTTAATTTCTTTTCTAAAACAGTAACACAAGTATTAGATACTGATGCTATTGATATTGCGGCTTCAGGTTCTGAAGTTAATACATTATTTGATAGTGTTGCATTTAATGAAAGTTTATTATTGTTTTCTGAAAAAGCACAATACAAATTAGGTAGTGTTGGAGAAACTATATCTCCTACAAGCGCAGTACTCAATGAAGTATCAGCATTTGAATTTGATGCTAATGTTAAACCTGTATCAGCAGGTAAGTATGCATACTTTGCACAAGCTAGAAACAACAACACAGCTATTAGAGAGTATTATGCAGATGATGATACATTAACAAATGATGGTTTAGATATAACAGTATCAGTACAAAATTTAATACCAAGTAATGCATATCAATTAATTAGTAATACAACAGAAGATACATTAATTGCTTTAGCTTCTGACACAGCAGACACACAACTTACACCTTACACTACAGGAACACCTATTACATCAACTAATGGTGGTACTATGTTTATCTATAAATACTTTTTTGATAAAGGTGAGAAAGTACAAACAGCATGGTCTAAATGGACTTTTACTAATGCTAAAATATTAGGTGGTATGTCTTTTGAAAGTTTTGTTTATTTATTAGTTGTTGAAGGTACAGATACTAAATTAGTAAAAATTGATTTAAGAAATTTAAAAAACAGTACTATAGGTTTTAATGTATATTTAGATTTAAGAACAAGTGTTACAGGAACATATGATGCTAATACTAATTTAACTACATTTACATCACCGTATGGTGCTAAAACAGGTTTAATTGTAGTAGATAGTGTCAATGGTAATAACTACGCTGTGACAAATACAGCAGGTGCTACATACACATTAGAAGGCAATCATACAAATTTAATTATTGGTATTCCATATGAAAGTAAATATAGAATGTCACCTCAATATGTTAGAGAAACTTCAGGAAGAGGCTTAGTAGCTATTACTTCAGGACGTTATCAAATTAGAAACATATCATTTAATTATGAAACTTCAGGTTATTTTCAAGTTGAAGTAACACCTAACGGTAGAGATACAAGTTACTTATTTATGAATGGATATGTTATAGGAACAGCTACAAGTAAAGTAGGTGTGCCTGCTATTAGCTCAGGTACTATTAAGGTACCCGTTTCATGTAGAAACACAGATTTTACATTAGATATTAAAAGCTCTTCACATTTGCCAATGTATATTGCTAGTGCAGAAGTAGAAGGATATTATCATAATCGTTCAACAAGGATTTAAATGACCAGAGAAAATTACGTACGACCCGCTATACTAAAAGACACTTTAGAATTAGCACCTAGAATACGCCAAGCTGACCGTGCAGAGATTAGAGCATCTAATAACTCTTCACCTTTACAAGCGTTAGTGTTTCCATTTACGGAACCTAATGGTAAAGTTTATAGTATTATAGGTACAAAAGAAGAAGGTGTTATAGGTATGTTTGGTGTTGCTAAATGTGCTGAGCCTGATTATGGCGTAGCATGGATGTTGTCTAGTGAAACACTATTCAAACATACAAAACAATTTATAAAAGAATGTCCGTATTGGATAGATGAGATGGGTAAAGGTTATAAATATCTTTATAACTTTGTAGACAAAAGAAATTGGAAGTCACTTAAATGGCTTCAGTATTTAGGCTTTGAACCAAAAACTGAAATAGGAGATTATGGTTTTGGTAAAATGCCATTTTTATTAATGATGAAGGAGATAAACAATTAACTATGTGTGATGCAGTATCAGCGATTACAGCCGGTTTAAAAATAGCTACAGCAGTACAAGATTACAGAAGTAAAAAAGTAGTTGCGGAAAGCCAACAAAAAGCAAACGCAATAACAAGAAAAAATTCTGACCAAGCATATTTAAATGATATAGCTAAAATAGATGCTGAAAAAGTTGCCGCTAGTAGAGAAAAGAAAGCAGAAGATTTTAGAATATCTCAAGAAAACAATAAAAAACAAGCACAAGCATTAAATATGAACGCAGGTAATGGTATTAAAATTGTACAAGATATTGCAGGAACATATGATATGCAATTTTTAGATGTTGCAAGAGATTATGAAACAGATGTAATTAAATTGATGTATCAAGAAGATGATGCGTATGCGGCACAACAAAGAAGATACAACAGTATTAAACCAGTTACTATGCCTAGTCAAACAGGCTTGTTGTTACAAGTAGGAACAGCCGGTATGGAAGGCTATCAAATGAATAAAGCATTAACTAAACCAGATACAGGAGAGGCAGTCGCACCATAATGGCATACAAATCAAGAGTAACAAATAAATACATGGGCTCTACATTTGCAGGTAGAGTAAATTCAGCAACATCAACTGATGCAACAGATTTAATAAATATTTTACAAAAAGATGTTAACCCTGCTATTAGCAGAATAATGACCAGAGAAGTGCAAAATAAAAAAGATGAAGCTGTACAAGAAATAAATCAATTGTTAACAACAAAAGATGCTGACACAGTTCAAAAAGAAATATTAGAAGGTAAACATCCTAATTTAAATAATAAATATGTAGAAAAAACTGTAGCATATCACACAGGTAGACACCAAGCAATTGATGCTATTACAAACATAGAAGCTAATAAAGATAAATATGATTTTCAAAC